ATCGTATTGGTACTGACCTTCATCATGTCTGCGATATCCGTCTGTGAATATCCCTCCCTGTAAAGGATTGCCGCTGCGTCTTTCTTATCCATTTACCCGTTTTATGCTGCAAAATTGATAGTTTTTTTTTGAAGACACATATTATATATATATGGTGTTGTTCATTCGTAACATATTGAAAATCATTGAAAACAGTATAAAAAACGGATTTGTCTGGGTAGAAAAAAGCCTGCAAATTTGCATCATCAAACAAAATAATCAGTGCGAAGAATAGTCATATGCTCAGGTAAAGTCAACCGGTACGGATATAAGGTCCTGGCTCAGGGTATTAATCTGGAGCATTATCTTAAAAATCCGATCATACTGGCTTATCATGAGGAGCGAAAGCTAAGCATCGGAAAGATGAACGACATCAAACTGGAGCTTGATGATGATGGCAGGTATATTCTGACCGGTGAGCCGGAATTTGATGAAGCTGACGAATTTGCAGTCAAAATCAAAAACAAATATGAAAAGGGATATCTTAATGCTTGCAGTATAGGATTTGATCCTATTGAGACTACGGAAGATCCTGACATGCTTGATGCCGGTCAAAGATTCAGTACCATTACAAAGTCAGAACTATTGGAGATCAGTATGACCAATATCCCCGGAGACAGAGACGCTGTAGGAGCGTCGCTGAAGTTGTCAGCTGAAGGTGCACATGAGGTAGTATTAAAAACTTTATCTAATATTCAAAAATCAGAAAGTATGGATTTTAAAAAGATAGCATTAAAGCTGGGCCTTCCTGAGAACGCCACAGAAGATGAAGTGCTGCGAAAAGTAGAAACCCTTCAGCTTCAGTTGTCAAACATGGAGTCCGAAAAAGTAGAGGCCTTGGTCAAGCTTGGTAAAGAAGCCGGCTTTGTGACTGATGCTTCTGAAGGTGCCTTCCGCACAATGGCCAAACTCGACTATGAGTCTGCCAATAAACTGGTCTTATCTGCACCAGCCAAAAAGACTGATGAGGAAGAGGCGCCGGCTGGTAAGAAGCCAGGAAGCGAATCGGTCGTCGAAACCATCAAAAAGCTGTCAGCTGAAGGGGGATCCGGAAAGCCGGGTGAAGAGGAAATGACCTTTGAAAAGCTTTCTAAGGACAATCCAAAAGAGCTGATGAGAATCAAAAATGAAGAGCCTGAAAAATACAAGAAATTGGTTTTAGGCTATACAGCTTCATTTGAGGATTTTATCGTGAAGTAAAAGAAGTCCAGGCACAACACATTAAGTAAATTATTCATATTTCGTAACATCTTAATTTAATCATTCAAATGGCAATATTAACAGAAGTCTGGGCACGTGACATCGCTGAAAAGTTGTTTCCAAACGACTCCTTTGTGATGAATGCTATCTCAGACGACCCTTGGGTAAACAATAAAAAAGTGCACAGGCCTCAGGCCGGAGCGCTGCCAACGGTGGAACGCAATCGTTCAGTATTTCCGGCTGTTGCTGCACAACGTTCGGATACTGACAACGAGTACGATCTTGACGAATTCACATCAACTCCGACGCTGATCAGAGACATTGAAGAGGTGGAGGTTAGCTACAATAAAAGATCATCTGTACTGAAAAACCACATCGATGTGCTAAACCTTCAGATAGCCAACTGGCTGTTGTACAAATGGTCTGGTACAGGAGCGTCACAAATCATAAGGACTACAGGTGCAGACATTGTTGCAAATCTCCCTTCAGCTACAGGCAACCGTAAAAAGTTGACCCTTAACGACATCATGGAGGCAAGGAAAAAATTTAATGATGCGGATATCCCTGAAGAAGGAAGATGCATTTTGATACCGTCATCTATGTATGACCAATTGTTGCTTGATGAAAAGAACATCTTGATTTCGAGAGACTTCAGAGGTGATGCTGATATCAGCAATGGTGTTCTCAGAAAGCTCTTTGGCTTCACTATATACACCAGAGGAAGAAACAACTGCCTGAGGTATACCAATGCCGCTACGCCGGTTGTAAAGGAACCTACAGCTGCCGGGGCTGCCACTGACAATGCTGCCTGCCTTGTGTGGCACAAAGATTTTGTCGCCAGGGCAAAGGGAGGCGTAAAGGTGTATTCAAAAATCGACGAACCAACATTCTACGGATCAATTTTCTCTGCTCTTGCAAGAGCCGGCGGACAGAAGATTTACACCGATGGTACAGGAGTGTTGAGCATCGTCGAGGCAGCTGGTACCTAATCAGAGTAATTAAGGCAAACATATTGAGAGTTTTGGTCTAATCAAGTGGGAGCGATTTTGGGATTTTCGCTCCCCTTTTTAAAAAAAAGTATGAACGCAGTTAAATTTGAAAGTTGGGCAGTAGCATGGGGGACGATCCTGGGTATGCTGATGTCATTTGTGGCACCGTTTGCTCCATTCATAATCCTCAGCATTGTACTGATCCTTGCAGATTGGCACACAGGTGTCAGGGCGGCCAGGAAGTCAAATGAGGTGATCCACAGCAAAGGATTTGCCAGGAGCGTAGACAAGCTGACTATTTATCTGATACTCATACTTTGTTCTGAAGGTATCAGAATCGTGTTTTTCAAAGGATTTGAAGCCACTGCTTTGCCTTATATCGCTGAATTTCCTATCACTTACATAGCGGCTTTCGCTATATGTATCAGAGAGTTTAAGAGTATTTCAGAGAATGCTTATAAGATCACCGGACTGGATGTCTGGGCACTGATCGCTGACAGAATTGAAACCATGTTTTCATTATTCACCAAAAAGAAAAACGATGACAACACAGGAACTGAATGAGTTCTTTGCAGAATATCCGGACGCAACCTTACTGAATGTAGACGATCGGTTTTTTCTGAAAAGTCACAAAAAAGCAGCGGATTACCACGCTGTAAAAACTGGTAAAAAAGTAACCACATTTACTAAAAAAGACTTGAAAAAGTCTGAACAAAACCCTAACAATGGCACTAAATAATATAACCTTTAATACCGTCGCCGGCGGACTTGGCAGACTACCGGCTGGAAAGGATCATGTATCTGCCATCGTGATGACTTTGATAGCCAAGCCGGACGCTTGGGGTACAGCTGTAGGGAAAAGATATGTTTCTGCTGAAGAGGCAGAACTTGATGAGATCACAGCTGACAGTGCCAATTACGGCCTGTTACATTACTTTATCAAAGAGTTTTTCCGGATGTCCGGCCCATCAGAATTGTATGTCTGCCAGGAAACCGGATTGACAGTAAATAATTTTATTGATCTCACCAAAGGTGATGTCAGACAGATATTTTGGTATTCCTCTGTAGCTTTTGCAGGCATAGCGGCAAGAGTCGGAATATTGAAAACATTTGCTACCGGACTTGATACAGAGTTCTGCCCGGCAGTGATCCTGACAAATATCAAAGATGAGACAACAGCAGTTACGGGTTCAGTCGTCGATCTGAGACCATTGGAAGCAGATACTATATCTGTAATCATCGGCGGTGATGGTTCCGGTACCGGAGCTGCTTTGGCTGATGATCTCAATGTCAAGTATGTCCCTGCCGGTGGAACGATCCTTGGTGTACTCTCCAGGGCAGCAGTACATGAAAATGCCGGCTGGGTCGGTAAGTTTCCTTTGGCTGACAAAACTGACTTCATTGAAGCTGTATTAAGTGACGGACAGAAGGTCAGAGCTGTAGCCACTTCCGTGCTTACGGCCATCAATGACAAAGGTTATATCTTCTGTCGAAACATACAAGGTGTGCCCGGTACATTTGTCAATGACACACACACCTGTGCCCCGATCGAATCTGACTTCAAATACATTGAAGCTCAGCGGACTATTCAAAAGGCAAAAAGAGAGATCAGAACATCGCTCTTACCTGACTTGAATAGCCCTTTAACGGTACTTGCAGATGGTACACTGTCTCCGGACACGACGAAATATTTTGAAAATAAAGCTGCCCGCCCACTTGCTCTTATGCAAAATGCAGGGGAGATTTCAGAGTTTTCAGTATTTGTCGATCCTGATCAGGACGTATTGACTGACAGCGTCCTGAAAATTCAGGTCAAGATCATACCAAGAGGTGTGGCCAGGTACATAGTAGTTAATATCGGCTACGCCGTACAAATCGGTTAATCAATGAAGCGTATACTCACATTCATTTATTTTGCTCTGATCTTTGGTTTTGTGATTTTGTTCACGGTAAACAAAGGCTTTTGCCAGGGCACAGTCAGACCGGATCAGTTCCCTCTGGAGCTAAATCCGAATAATACCAACTTTGAGGTATACAGCCAAAAGAACGGTATCAACAGACGCACTACTTTGAATGCCTTACGTACCTACATCCTTGCCGGAATAGAAGCAGGCCCCGCAGGTCCCGCAGGCCCGGCAGGTCCCGCAGGTCCGGCAGGTCCCGCAGGGCCTCCCGGTGAGCCCGGAGAGGGTGCAGCCCAGGACTTATCAGACGGCGGCTTGGAAGATGGGTTTCAGACGATCAATATTACAGATGGTGATGGTGTCACATTCAGTATAAATGACGCTGATCATGATACGATTAATGAGATACAGGTCTTTTCAATTGATAGTGCCGGTGGATGGGAACTTACTCTTGACGGCGGCTCCGGAAGTTTTACAGATTATGTCATAATTGGCAATGATACACTTTGGTTATGGGATAAAACTGTAAATTTTAAACCATACATCAATCGAATAATTGAGACGCCAACCCTTGCGACCAGGGATACATTTACAAATGTACCATTTGGTAGTATTGCGGTAGTGGCAGATGCTGGAAGTGGATTGACTGGATTGTCATTCTACACTTCGGAAGATGAGTGGACTGATCCTTTGATCATAAGTCCACGTACATCTTACCAATACGAATCGACTCACGGTGGTACGGTAGCTCAGATATGGGCTACCGGTACCGGAGTCACATTCACTACAAATGTAAGTACAGGTGAAATTACCTTTAGTATCCCGACCGGTGTACATCTTCATAAGGTTCATATAGTATTACCCTTTGGAGCTGTAGACGGCTCAAACAACTATTATGTCAAGTTGGACTATGCAGGTTTAAGGACATACAATACAAGTATGTCAACGCTTAATTTGCCTTCAGTCAATGTAGGATCAGCTGTCACTACAAGTATGAGCAGATCCTCTCCGGTGATTTTTGCACCTGACGGAAACGCCGGTGTTGATGTCGGGATATCCCTGATCGGCGGCGGCGATGGGAGCGATCTGGAAATAGCTATTAAGGATTTTCTGATAGCGGCCAGTCAGTTTGTGACTCTAATTTTTTCAACACATTAAATAAATCATGAAGCAACATATTACCTTACTTTTTTTACTCATTTTGTGTTTGTCCGGAACAAGTCAAACGGTCATACCTTTGCCCGGTTTTCAGGCAGTTCTGAAGGAATTTCCAACCATGTCCGGCGACACCATAACAGCTCAGTTTTCTATCACTGATTTCAGTAACCAATGGAGAGGTCAGGACCTCAATGACAGAGAGCACTTGGTACTATGGAGAAATTGCAAAAGATATCCGATATTGGAGGTTGTACAAGCCTTTAGTACTGAAGTAATCGTAAAGCTTGATAAGGATGGTAACCCTAACCTGTTACCAGGAGTGTGCGCATTGCTCCAGGAAACACCCGGACAGATGGTCAGTCACCTGATCAGCGGCATCACAGACTCCGACAAACAGTGTATTGATAGTTATTACAGGGTGGATGCTTTGGCCGGAGACACAACTAATTGCTGTATAGATACAAGCATCACCAACGAGCTTCAGACTTTGAGCACTACAGGTGCCTCCGGCAATATTTCAATCAGTTCCGGAAATACAATTACATTAAATGTAAATGATGCTGATGCAAATCCATCAAACGAGCTTCAGACTTTGAGCACGAATGGAACAGCCGGAAACATTTCAATAAGTTCCGGAAATATGCTGACTTTAAATATAAATGATGCTGATGCCAACTCTTCCAACGAAGGAAGATTAGGTGTATCAGCTGAAGATTCTAATGCAAGCAGAATCACATCCAATACTACCGGTGCCAATGGTGTCAGAATAGCAGGGTCAAATACCGTTAAAGTCACGGAAACCACAAATACAAATGGTGGTAGCATCAATTTTAATGTTGATACAGCAAAAATATCTACAATATACTATGTTGACTCTGTTTTATCTTCAGTTCCTTCTGATCCGGATAGTATACAAAGAATAGGCAATGTGATAAGCCTGAGAGACGGCAGCGGCTCTGTTAATCTTTCTGATCTTGTAAATGCTGCGGATAGCACAATAGTTGTCTCCGGTACCGGAATAAATGTTGTTGAATCTCCTGATCATACGTTCACAGTTAATAATACTGCACCTGATCAAACTGTTACAATCGGACAGTCTGGAATAGTGACCGTTACAGGTGCCTATCCAAATTTTACTGTTGGAGCAACCGAGGTAGATGGGAGCATCACCAATGAAATACAAGATATAAGCACTACAGGTGCACCCGGTAATATATCGTTGTCTTCAGGCAGTACATTAAATTTGAATGTTAATGATGCTGATGCGTCGTCGACTAACGAGCTTCAGCAGGTAGATACCTTCAGTATAGTGTCTAATCAATTAAGATTAAGCCTGACTCAGGATGCACAGTTATTCCGAAGTGTTGACCTGTCACCTTATGTGAATACTGATGCTCAGACATTAAGCACATCCGGTGCAGCTGGTAACATTACGATATCTTCAGGGAACACTTTGAATATTAATGTTAATGATGCTGATGCATCGGCTACAAATGAAATACAATCCCTAAGTCGGTCCGGCCAAGATCTGACTATAAGTTCGTCTAATACAGTAACTTTTCCAACAGCCACCGCAGCTGTTAACGGCTGGTTAAGTAGTACCGACTGGTCTACTTTTAATGGTAAACCGAACGGGTCTGGTGCCGCCGGGCGTGCAGCATTTTGGTCGGCAAGTAACACGCTAAGTTCAGACGGTGGTTTTTTGTGGGACAATTTAAATAAAAGACTTGGTATCAATAAAAATCCTGGTTATGACTTAGATATTTCAGGTCGTATTGGTTTATCGGGGGCTGGTGGAGCTTGGAACACGTTTATAAATGGAGGAAACACTACATTAACTGGCTTAGGTAATTTTGCTGGAGGTAGTAACCAAACATTATCTTCTTTAACAACTGGTAGCAATAATGTTGCAAACGGAAACGGTGCGGGATTCAGCTGTACTACATGTTCGGATTGTTTTTCATTTGGACGCCAAGCTGGATTTTCAAATGTTTCTGGAAATAACCGAGTTGACATAGGCGCTGAAGCGGGGTTTTTAGGTACTGGTTCAAGTATGATTAATTTAGGTGTCGGTGCTGGGCGAAATAAAACAATATCTGAAAATGGAATTAATATAGGTAATTTATCAGGATATGCTAATTCAGGAAATGATGAGGTTAATATTGGTTATTACGCTGGTTTTAATGCCACTGGTTCACGCTCATTGAGGATGGGTGCTTTTTCGGGGCAAAATTCAGGGGCATCTGTAGAATCATTATTTTTGGGGCCATATTCTGGCTTTGGGGCAGTTGGGACACGTAATATATTTATAGGGCCTTACGCTGGGTACAATGCTGGCTCCGTAAACGATGTATTATATATTGAAAATTGGTCTTCAAATACTCCGCTAATTGGAGGAAGGTTCAATACTGATAGAGTTGGAATTAATAAAGATATAAGCTCTTTGGCAACAACGCTACACGTCGGAGGCGATATGACCCTCGACACCCGAACAGGCACAGCAGCAACAATAGCAGCCTATGACTCAAATGGCAAATTATGCACGGCCGGTTTATCTGGCTTGTCCGTCAGCGGTGGAAATTTAACAGCAGCTGATCCTTCACTATCTAATGAATTAATAACCGCCGTAACTTCTATGGGTACGTTATCTGGTGGTAATACAATAGTAATAACTGAAGCTGGAGTATCCAGAACTGGTATAATACCTCCGATGACCGGAGCTACAGCTGGTGTTGCGGGTGTACAGGGAGTGGTACCAGCTCCGGCGGCGGGACAAAACAATCACTTCCTTCGTGGTGATGGTACATGGCAGACTGTAAGTACAGGTGTCACAGGATCGGGCACGGCTACTCAGGTAGCGTATTGGAATGGAAGTAATACGCTGACTGGTAATTCTAATCTTTTTTGGAATAACACAAATGTAAGGTTGGGTATAGGTACGTCATCACCAACGCAGACTTTACAAATAAACAGCGCATCCGGAGCATATACAAACGCTAAAGGCATACTCATGTCGCACGGATCGGCGACACAACAACTGTTCATCGGTCATACCGGAGCTACTCAAGCGCAGATCACCATGAATGAATCAAATTTTGCAGGTAATTCAGGAATATATATCAATTCTAATGGCGATCAAATAGGTATCAAGACTCCATCAACGACACAAACACTTGATGTCAATGGTAATACAAGGATCAGAGGAGCTATTATGGATTCAGGCAATAGCTCAGGCACAGCTGGTCAAACCATCCGATCAGCCGGCGCAGGAGCTTTCACTTGGGGTGATAATGTCACCGTAGAAGTGTTTACCACGCCAGGCACCTATAACTGGGTCAAACCTGCCAATTGTAAAGCTGTATATGTTAAGTGTATTGGCGGTGGAGGCGGCGGTGCCGGTGGTAACAAAGGTGCAGCTGGAGTATTCACAGCCGGCGGCGAAGGCGGCGACGGTGGAGGTGTTTCAGAATGGACCTTTAATGAAAGTGAATTAATCCTAAACAATACAATTATTGTAGGCGCAGGCGGCACAGGAGGTGCAGGAGCTACTCTTAATAATAGTAATGGAGCCGGCGGTACAGATGG